GGTCGGCGGGCCGTTGCCAGGGTGGCGCCGGCTCCTGCGGTGAATCGAGACGGTCGGCGGGCCGTTTTCCACGTTTTCCCCTATGTTCGCGCATGCCGCGGCCCGCGGGGAACCTGCCCCCGCGGGCCGCATGATCGGCGCCGGTTTTCTTACTTCAGCCGCACGACCAGTGTCCCGCGGGCCGGCGGGAAGTCGAACCGCGCGGAAAATTCTTTTCCGCCGAATTCAAACAAACGCGCGAAACCTGTTTTCCGCGCATGCTCTTTCACTCGGTACGACTGCGACTTCAGGCGCAGACAAACCGCATTTCCGCGACCGTCGAATTCCGGCGTCCGAATATCTGCAACGTCCCCATCGACGGCGCCGACCGTCAAGCTTTCCCCGTTCGGCCCGACAAATTCCACGGCCGCGGGGAGCGTGCCGTATCGCTTCGACGGACCCCAATAATACGAATCGACGACCACGACCACGTTCGCGCCGCCGCGCAGGAATTCGGCCACGTCCGCGAATGCGGAATGCTCGTGAACGGAATATGAAACATGGTAATTCGGGGGGAGTTTTCCCGCGATATAATCGCGAATGCGCTGGCGCACTTTCGTGTAATCGTACATGGTCGTCCGCGGGTGGCGGGCCGCGATCGCCGGCCCATAGTCTTCATCGCTAGCGGCATTCGGCCGGACGAATGAGCGGGCGCCGATAGCATCCGCGGTCCGTTCCTGCGATTCAATCTCGCGGTCCAGGCGAGCGTGGAAAACGGCCGGCGAGTAGTGAAGTAACATCGTCCGCGCGATCGCGGCGGCGCGGACCACGGCCGTTACCGTCCGGCCCGCGAACCACAGGACACACGCCGCGATACAGCCGGCCGTTGCGGAACCACACACGTTCCGAATGCCGCTGCGTTTTGCGGGCGCGAGTGAAATTCCAGAATTGACGATCGGAACCCCGGCCGGGGTTTTCTCGATTTTGGCATTCGATGAAAGGATGGAAGACACTCGGGAATTCCAGTCAATCGCGGCCGGGTTCCGGGGAATGCGGGCGGTTTTCATGGGAAAGCTTGCCTGTAGTGGCGAAACCCCGCGCCCGACAATCGGCCGCGGTCGTTGCAAGAGTACAGATCGGCGCCGGTAGTGTCAAGTCTACAGCAATTCCGCTGCGCCGCGATTGTGGACATTTAGTATCGCGAGAGTCGGCGCGCCGATGGCCGTCGCGCGCACCAGGGCCGGAGGGTAGGGTATGCCCCGCTCCGGCGGTCGCCGTCACAAGACCGCACGTCCATGCCCGAAGTTTTGCGAGGGGGTGTGGGTAATTCGCGGCCCCCGACGGTTTGGAAAAAATGCTGGGCTGCTGTTGTCGTGTCGTGTAGACTGCTGGCGTGGCTGACGGATCGCCACCCGCCGCCGACAAGGAAGTCCCTCGATCATGCCCCGGATGCGGAGGCATTGTTCCGCCGTCTCGCGGCTTCAAGCCCCGCAAGTTCTGTTCGCCTAAGTGTGGCGAGCGATTTAGAGAGCCAAGGAAGCCTGCTTCTGTTCCCTGCCTCGCTTGCGGCAAGGAGGTTGAGCAGAGTCCGCGCTCTCGCGGCCGAGTCAAGAAATACTGCTCCCGAAGGTGCCGAAATGCGACGTATTACAAAGCACGACACAAAAGTGCCACTATCGCGTGCCGCGGCTGCGGTCATAGTTTTCGGCCGCTAACCGGAGGGAGAAAGTACTGCTCTCCTCTGTGCAAAGAGAACTACCTCAAAAAGCCAGCATCCTGCGTTGTTTGCGGCAAGCAGTTCAAGACTGACAACGACGGTCGCACCTGCTCCAGAGAGTGCCAAGGCAAGTCAAAAGCGAAGCCGGCTTCTTGCCTGCATTGCGGCAAGGTCTTCACCAGGCGACGAACACCTGCCGGCCACTACTCAAGTTCCGCTCGAATGTACTGCGGCCGAGACTGCGCCTTCGCCCACAAGACGGAGCGGTCGGCCTGGCGAAAGCTGGGCAACTGGTTCTCGGAGTGGGGCGACGATGTCTGGCCCATGCTGGTCAAGTGCCAGTGCGGAGAGATGCACAAGGTTTCGTCGCCTTCCGGCGACCAGACGTGCGCCAGATGCCGCCGCACCGAAAGCCAGCGGGGGCCGTGCGACGGCTGCGGCCAAGAGATCATTCGGCGAAACGGAGCCAAGTTCTGCCGTGAGTGTGTTGAGGCGAAGAATCGTGCTACCCGCCGGAAGGCGAAACGCCGTCGCCGGAGACTGCACGGCCACGAATCAAACGCCCGTCAGCGCTGCCGCAAATTCGGCGCTCACTACGAGCCGGTCAGCCGCAGGTTCATATTCGAGAGAGACAAGTGGACGTGCCAGATTTGCAACTGCAAGCTGTTGTCGAAGCATTCGCTCATCGTCGGCACGAAGCAGGTGAACCCGCGCAGCCCGACGATCGACCACAAGATTCCGCTGTGCGAAGGGCCGTGCGGCCCAGGCCACACGCCTGACAACTGCCAAGCCGCCTGCTGGGGATGCAACACCGAGCGAGGCGCAAAACCCCTCGACTCCTTTGCGGCCTTAAAGGCGACAGGACTACACTGACAGGCATGGCAAAAGGCCCAGCCCCAACGCCGAAGCACATCCTGCAACTTCGCGGCTCCGCAGAGGCGAAGTATCGCGAGGAGCTTGGCACCAAGATGAATGAACTGCCGCCGCCTCCCGACTGGATGCGGCCGGCAGCCCAGCAGATGTTCACCCTAGTCTGCGACTACACGCAGAAAATGGGTACTCTGGCTGAGTCTGACCAGCAGGTGATCGCCCGCTACGCGATCGTGTGGGACAAGTGGCAGGAGGCCGAGAGAAACTTAGCCAAGTCGGGCGAATGCTGGCGAGAGATTCTGGCCCCCGACGGCTCCCTGCGATTCTGCCGGCCGACGAAGTGGCAGGCACAGAGCAATCACTGCCACGAGCAACTGCGGCAGTTGGAAACCGTCCTCGGGCTGACCCCCGCCGACCGAACCCGCTTGGGATACGGTGCGGTTAAGGTGGTTAACGACCCCGTGGATGATCTGTTTAATGACACAGCGGCAGTGTGACATTCGGGAATTCGCCCGACTGCTCAAACACACCGAGTCGCCGTTCACCGGCCAGCCGTTCGTGCCGGCGCCGTGGCAGGACGAGTATCTCGACCGCCTGTTCAACACCCTGCGTCCAGACGGCCGGCGGCAGTACCAGCGAAGCCTGCTGGCCCTGCCCCGGAAGCAGGGCAAGACGGCGATGTGCGCCGTGATCGGCGCCTACGAGGGGTTCTTCGGCGAGGCTGGCGGCCAGATTCTGATCGCCGCCGGCGACCGCAAGCAGGCCAGCCTGCTGTTCACCGCAGCCAGCCGCTACATCGAGTCCTGCCCCGGCCTGCTCAAGCGGTGCAAGATATACAAGAACTCGATCGTCATCCCGCACAACAAGAGCACGATCCAGTTCCTTTCCTCCGAGCACAAGGGCAAACACGGCTTCAATCCGAGCCTGGTCATCGTGGACGAATACCACGTCCAGCCGAACCGCGATCTGGTCGATGTGCTGGAGAGCGGCATGGGAGCCAGGGCCGAGCCGCTCGTCATCTATGTGACCACGGCCGGCATGGATCGCGTCGGCCCCTGCTACGAGGAGTGGCAGCGTGCGCTGAAGGTCAAGGAGGGACTGATCGACGACCCGACGTTTCTGCCGTGCATCTTCGCGGCCGACGACTCGGATGACCCGTTCGACGAGGCCACTTGGAAAAAAGCGCAGCCGAACTACGGGATCACGACCAGGCCGGAGTTCATGCAGCGCGAGGCGGCCCTGGCACGCGAGAGCGTCGCCCAGGAGATCAAATTCAGGACGCTTTATCTCAACCAGTGGATGAGCAACGGAGCGAATCGTTTCTTCCGCACCGGCCAGTTCGAGGCGTGCAGTACCCCCTGTCTGCCTGCGGCAGACAGGCCGTGCTACTGCGGCCTCGACCTGTCGAGCACCCAGGACACGACCGCGTTCGCGGCGGTCTGGCCGGGCTACGACGACAACGGCGTCCCCGACGGCACCTTCGACGTGTTCGCCCACCTGTTCATCCCCGAGGCGAACGCCGACAAGTCGGAGGCTCCGTATCGCCAATGGGCCAAGGACGGATTTTGTACAATAACCGAAGGAGATATTACGGATTACGACGTTGTTCGTGACTACGTCCTGCGCTTTTGCGAGCAGAACGTGGTCAAGGGCGTCGCTATCGACCGCTGGAACGCGACCCATATCACCACCCAACTCGTGCATGAGGGCGTGACAGTCAAGCCGTACGGGCAGGGCTACGCCTCAATGTCAGCCCCGACGAAGCTGCTAGAGGCTCTGACGCTCAGTCAAAAGATTCGACACGGCGGCAACCCGCCCTTACTGCTCCACGTCAGCCATTTGCAGGTGAGGCAGGACGACGCAGGCAACCTGAAGCCCACGAAAAGTAACTCCAACTCCAACGCCCGCATCGATGCCGCCGTCGCGATGATCATGGCCCTCGGGCTGGCATCGGCGGAAAACCACGACATCGACTCCGACCCCGAACTGGTGGTGTTTTAGTGGCCGAAGAAACGCAGTACGCAGAGGCCGGCGACCTGTACGAAATGCGGGCCTCGCTCTCGCGGGTGTTCGAGGAGATCGTCGAGAATCGCAAGGCCGCCGGCGGCGTCTACATCTCGCCGGAAACGAGCCTCTACTGCTCGGCCGTCCTGGCCTGCGTCCGCGTGCTCTCCGAGAGCGTGGCGGCAATGCCGTTCAACGTCTACCGCCGCATCCCCGGCGGCGGCAAGGAGATCGCCGAGGATCACCCGCTGCAAGACGTGCTGGCCTACCAGCCGAACGACTGGATGACCTCGTTCGAGTGGCGGGAGTGGATGATGAGCCAGATGCTCCTCTGGGGCAACGGCTACTCCCTGATCAAGCCCGGCCGCCGCGGCAGCGTCGATCAACTCATCCCCCTGCACGCCAGTCGCATGGAGATCGTGCGGCTGGAGAACGGCCGGCTCCAGTATCAGTACCGCGAGGACGGCAAGCCGTCGCCGACGCTCTACCGGCAGGATCAGATTTTCCATCTGAGGTATCTGTCGTCTGATGGGGTGACAGGGTACGTCCCAACGTCGCTGGCCCGCGACGCGATCTCGCTCGCCAGGGCGACGGAACTCTACTCCTCGTCGTTCTTCAATCACGGCGCCCAGGCCGGCACCTACATCGAGACGGATCAGCCCTTCAAGCCCGAGGCGATCCAGCGATTCAAGCAGCAATGGGACGAGGCCCATCGCGGCCCTGACAAGGCATTCAAGACCGTCGTGATGCCGCATGGCTTCCACAAGAAGTCAGACCCGGTCAACAACCAGCATTCGGCGCTTGTTGAGACACGCCGTTTTGCCGTCGAGGAGTGCGCCAGGGTCTTCCGCGTGCCACTCCACATGCTCGGCGAGTTGACGAACGTTCGGCACAGCACGGTCGAGCAGGCGGCGATCGACTTCGTCACCTTCGCCATCTACCCGCACACCCGCCGCTGGTCGTTCGCCTGCCGGCGCGACCTGATCACCGACGACCGCAACTACTTCGTCGAGTTCGACACGACGGCCCTGCTGGCCGGCGACTTCGCCGCCCGCGCGCAGTACATGCGTGAAGCGTTCAACATGGGCGCCGTCAGCGTGGACGAGGTGCGGGCGCAGATGGGCCTGAACCCCCTGCCCGACGGCCTCGGAAACAAGCGTTTCGTGCAGGTGAATATGCAGTTGCTCGACGCCTTCACGGCGGCGACGCCGAATGGGCAGGCCGTGCCTGAACCTGCGCAGCAGGATCAGGCACAGAGTTCCGGGCCGATGGACGGTAACGCCGGCCCGACGCCGGCCGACGCAGCCGTCACTGACGCCCGTGCCGCGGCCGACGTGCTCTTCCGCTCGACGCTTCGCCGGCTCGCCGCGATCGAGGCCGACGGCATTCTGGAGCGACGAAACAAGCCGGCAAAACTGTCGGCCTGGCTGGAGGCACACGAGCAGCGGATGAAGACGGAACTCTGTGACGCCGCACAGGCTACAGGCCGCGACATCGAGCAGTTCGTGACTGCGTGGATGGAGGAAACGAGGGATCGGCTGCTGGACTGCCATCGCAGCGGCAAGCCATACGAGGAGGCGACCGCAACATGGACGGATCGTGCGAACTTGAGCGACGGCTGATCGCCGAGCAGCCTGGCCTTGAGGTGAAGGCCGACGAGAACGGCCGCACCGTCATCCGCGGGTATGCCGCCGTATTTGAGTCCGAGTCGCAGGACTTGGGAGGCTTCGTGGAGATCGTGGAACGCGGCGCGTTCGACGAGGTGATGCGGTCGAATCCTGACGTGTTCGGCAAGTACAACCACGAGCGGGTCATCGGCCGCACCTCCAGCGGCACGATGCGGCTGATGGTGGACGAGCGCGGCCTGCGGTACGAGATCGACCCCCCGCGGTCTGCTGCCGACGTGGTCGAATTGATCGAGCGCGGGGATGTGCGCGGTTCAAGTTTCGCGTTCCGCAGCCGTCCAGCCGACGAAGCATGGCAGCGCGATGCAAACGGCAGGATGATCCGCCGAATCAAGAAGTTCTCGTTCCTCGGCGACGCCGGCCCGGTCGACACGCCGGCCTACCTCGCCACAGAAACCTACGTCAGCAAGAGAGCCCTGGAGACTGCGCGTGAGCAGCGAGCGGATAGCACTGTGGTCGAGGATTCTGAGCAGCGCGCTGCGGCGGATTCTCTCAGCGTCGGCGACTTCGTGTCGTGGGAGTTCTCGAACGGCAAGTCGCAAGGGCGGATTGAGCGAGTCGTGACCGAGGGCCAGATCGAGGTGCCGGATTCGGCGTTCGTCATCAACGGCACCCCCGACGACCCGGCGATCCTGATCCGCGTCTACGACGAGGAGGATGGCGGCTGGATGCCGACGGACCGCCTTGTCGGCCACCGGGCGACGACGCTCACCAAGATCGACCCGCTTCCAGAGCCGAGCGAGGAAGACGACGAGGGCGAGCGGGCCGTCAGCATGAAGCCGACGGCCGGCATGGCCTCGGCGGCTCGGCGCGGCCTGAAACTCCACGAGGAGGGAAAGTCCGGCGACGGACTGAAGCCGGAGACGGTCGCCAGGGCCAACCGTCTAGCCCGCCGCGAGAACATGAACGAGGACTGGATTCGCGAGATGAATGCCTGGTTCGCCCGGCACGCCGCAGACAAGCGGCCTGGCTGGGACAAGCCAGGCGATGAGTCGCCGGGATTTGTGGCCCATTTACTTTGGGGCGGAAACGCGGCCAAGAACTGGTCGGCGCGCAAGGTGAAGGAACTCGACGGCGAGCGCGACCTTCCCGAGTACGACGAGGAGCGTGATGTCGAGGACGACCTTCCGATCGGCGTCGTCGTGAGCGCCGACACGACGGACTTCGACGCCAAGATCGCCGACCTCAAGGCTACGCTGCTCCGCACTCACTTGCACGCCAAGTAAGCAGCCCGTTACTCTACAGGTAGATACAAGCCTCGCGGCGGATGCTGCGAGGAACGGTGCGAGCGACTTGATCGCGGCGCGCTAGCGGGACACCCCGCCGGCCGCCGCATTCGCGTTTTGGCCGGCTCAACAAGGAGCAGGCCGAAATGGCGAGCAACCTCAAGCGTCTTCAGGATCGTGCCGCGGCGATTGCCGCTCGGATGACCGAACTGGCCGGCGTGGCCGAGCGTTCGGAGGAGCAGACCGCGGAACTGCGGAAACTCTCGACCGAGGCCGACACGGTCAAGGCCGATCTGGAGTTCGAGGGAACCCTCGCCGCCAAGGAGGCGGAACTGCGGGCCGTCGTCGAGAAGGCCGCCCCCGCCCCGGTCGTCGCCCCGGCTGCCGTCGAGGAGCGTAAGGTCGAGATCAAGGCGATCAACCCCCATCACACCTCGCTGCGGGCGTTCAACGACTCTCCGGCGTCCGTCGATGAGGCGTATCGCTGCGGCCGGTGGCTGAAGGCCAGCCTGTTCCGCCGCGAGGACGACCTCCGGTGGTGCCGCGAGCACGGTGTTGAGGCCCGCGCCCTGAACGAGGGCAACAACGCGGCCGGCGGCGCCCTGGTCCCCGAGGAGTTCGCGGCCCGCGTGATCCGCCTCGTGGAAACCTACGGCACGTTCCCCGGCGCCGCCGAGAACGTGAGCATGAGCCGCGACACGATGGTGATCCCGAAGCGGATCACCGGCACCACGGCCTACTTCGTCGGCGAAGGGTCGAGCGTGACCGAGTCGGAGCC